CCTGAAAGAAGGGCGGCCCTGGGTCAACCAGATGTTGTCACCTGAATCTTTTCAGCCGGGACCAGACGGAAAGTCTTATCCTGAAACTGATACGTTTATTTCCTTTGTTTCCACAATCGCATCCAACCCGATGATGGGCTTGATCCGTAGACACTCACGAGTGTTTAATGAGGTCTTCCCTACCGCGATTGCGATAGATATGTGGAACGAGGGTACCGTAGCTGTGAAATACAGCATGTCTCCTTACAACGCCTGCATTGGAAAGATATCTTTCATACAGGAACCAGGCTTCAAACTAAGGGCAGTAGCCAACCCAAATCGGGTTCTGCAGTCTGCCTTAGAGCCACTGAAAGTGGCATTAGGTGAAGCACTCTCAAAAGTGGCAGAGGATTGTACCTTTGACCAACTTTCCGGTGTTAATACAGTTCAAGGGTGGTTAAATGAAGGGAAAATGGTCCATTCTGTGGACCTTTCCGATGCAACAAACCTATTCCCTTTGGATTTCACGGTTTCATGCTTACGCATGTTACCGGTACTGCCTAGAGACAGATACGACTCAAGTGTAAACTTGTTCGCAGAAGCCTCTAGAATGCCGTTCTATTCTAAAATAGATGGCATTGCGAAAAAGCATAAGTTCACTAGGGGTCAGCCTCTTGGGCTGGGTCCGTCGTTCTTTGCCTTCTCGCTGTCACACCATTCGCTTTTACAATCAATTTGTAAGGGTCTCGGACTCTCTGATCGTCCTTACCGTATCTTGGGAGATGACATTGTCATATCTTCGGACCAGGTATACGTCAGATACATCCATAGTCTTATTAAACTGGGGTGTAAAGTGTCTGAAGGGAAATCCTTCAGTTCAAAAGAGTTCGCTGAATTTGCAGGGAAGTTAATCACGAAATGTGATATTATCCCGCAATTCAAGTGGCGTGATCTGAGTGACCGTAATGTTGTCGATTTTTGTCGGAACATAGGTCCCTCTTCAGTACAGCTCTTAAACAATCGTCAGAAGGAATTGATAACCTTCTTATCCGATGTGCCTACCTTTATGGGAGGCTTAGGATGGAATCCGCAAGGGGTTCCCCTGGATACTCGGCTTTTAGAGCCTTTTAACCAGTTTATCCTAAATAGAGACTTAGAAATCCTGATTCCCCATCAACGGGTGGATCGGCCTTTGATCAAATTTAAAAATGATTTAAGGCTCAGAGATTTAACACCAAGCTACATCACTGTAGATGGGTTGAAGCAAATTATCCCGACCAGGGATAACGAGCTTACACAGTGGGGTACTCCCAATTTCTGGAAGGACTTTTTTAAAGCCCAAGAAAAAGGGTTACCCTTGGAGGTTTTATTCCTAGATAAATCTGGGAAGTCTCCTTTCCTCGACAGATCTTTACTCTTACCTTTTATCAAGGAAGATACTGATCCTCGTCAAAGGATACCGTGGTTTGATTTGTTACGGCTTTTTAAGCGTAACCAGGCCTCGCAGCCTGTCACAACTGAAGTGCC